GCTGTTACAACCAGCCAGTTGTTCCGTTTCCGTAAGACCGGCGACGGTACTTACGTTGTTTACCGTTTGGGCTAAAAGCCTAAATCTAAGGGGGAGGGCCACAAGCTCTCCCCTTTTTTAAAGGAATTAAAAATGGGTAATACAAAAGCTATTGGCGTTGCCTATAGCGATCAAGATATTGATGGCGGCACGATTGGTGCCGTTATTCCATCGACGATTGTTGGCACGACAATTTACGCTACCACTGAAATTGGCTACAGCGCAGCAGCACAAGGTGCAGTTACGCAAGCAACCAGCAAGTCTACTGCCGTTACGCTGAACAAAAGCGCCGGTCGTATTACGATGAACAATGCGGCTTTGGCTACACAGACCCATGTTTTGTTTACGCTTAACAACACTACGCTTGGGGCTAACGATGTTTTAATCGTTAGCGTTTCGGGTGGTGGTACTGCTGGTGCTTACTGGCCTTACGTTGCCAGTCAGACAACCGGCAGCGCCCAGATTGGCCTGTTTAATAACACGGCTGGCAGTCTGTCTGAGGCTGTTATCATCAACTACGCAATCATCCACGGCGCAAGCTAACAGGCGGGGCTTCGGCCCCTCCTACTGAGGTTTACGATGGCAACATATTCCGCTGGTGATCAGATCAACCGCGCCCTGCGACTGTTGGGTGTCCTAGCAGAAGGTGAAACCACCTCGGCCTCGGTGTCGCAAGATTCATTGATGGCAATGAATCAAATGATTGATAGTTGGAACACCGAGCGGCTGTCGGTGTTTTCAACCATAGACCAGATCGTTGAATGGCCCGTTGGTTCAATCAACGCTACGCTCGGCCCGTCAGGGTCTTTGGTGCGGCTAAACGGTATTGCGGTTCGTCCCATCTTGGTTGACGACGCAACATATTTTCGTGACCCGCAGACCAATGTGTCTTACGGGATCAAGCTAATCAATCAGCAACAGTACAACGGGATTGCGGTCAAGACCGTAACGTCTACCTACCCGCAGGTCATGTTTGTGAACATGACCTACCCTGACGTTGACATATTTATTTATCCAAGGCCCACCCGCCTGTTGGAATTCCATTTTATCAGCGTTCAAGAATTGTCTGCACCGGCAACGCTGGCAACTATTCTTGCTTTCCCGCCAGGATACCTGCGGGCGTTCACATACAATCTGGCGATGGAGATCGCGCCTGAGTTTGGCGTGGAACCATCAGAGCAGGTTAAACGCATCGCCATGACCAGCAAGCGCAACCTCAAGCGCATCAACAACCCTGACGATGTGATGTCGATGCCTTACGCAATCGTTGCGACGCGCCAGCGGTTCAACGTCTACGCCGGTAATTACTGATGAAAACGCCGATTCTGGGATCGGCGTATGTTGCTCGGAGCATCAACGCTGCCGACAACAGGATGGTCAATATTTTTCCTGAGATTGTCCCCGAAGCCGGTAAAGAACCAGCGTTTCTAAACAGAGCGCCAGGACTGCGGTTGCTGACCACCGCTGGTGATGGTCCCGTTCGGGGGCTATGGACGTATGGTGGCGTTGCTTATATTGTTAGCGGTGACAAGCTCTACTCAATGGCAGGGTTTGGCACTCCGGTAGTGATCGGCACGGTGTCGGGCACAGGTCCGGTTAGCATGGTGGACAACGGCACACAGTTGTTCATTGCTTGCGGTGGGCCGAGCTACATCTACAACAACAGCACGGGTGCGTTTGGACCGATCACCGATCCAGACTTTCCCGGCGCTTTGACCGTGGGCTATCTTGACGGGTACTTTGTTTTTATTGAACCCAACAGCCAGAAAGTCTGGGTAACCACCCTGCTTGATGGAACTTCAATTGACCCATTAGAGTTTGCCAGCGCAGAAGGCTCGCCTGACAACTTGGTCAGTATGATCGTTGACCACCGCGAAGCGTGGTTATTTGGGACCAATTCGGTTGAGGTTTACTACGACGCTGGAAACGCAGACTTTCCGTTGCAACGCATCCAAGGCGCGTATAACGAGATTGGTTGTGCTGCAACATTCTCGGTTGCCAAGCTGGACAACGGTTTGTTTTGGTTGGGGGCAGACGCTCGCGGTCAGGGTATTGTTTACCGCTCGCAAGGCTACTCAGGCCAGCGAATCAGCACCCACGCGATTGAGTACGCTATCGCCCAGTACGGCAATATCAGCGACGCGATTGCCTACACGTACCAGCAGGAAGGCCACTCTTTTTACGTTCTGACGTTCCCATCGGCCAACGCTACTTGGGTGTACGACGTATCTACACAAGCGTGGCATGAGCGGGCTGGCTTTGACAACGGTAGTTTTACACGGCATCGCAGCAACTGCCAGATGGCTTACAACAGCGAGATCGTTGTTGGCGATTATGAGAACGGCAACCTGTACGCCTTTGACCTAGACGTTTACGCTGACAACGGCAGCGCCCAAAAGTGGCTTCGTTCTTGGCGGGCGTTGGCTACGGGACAGAATAACCTAAACCGTACAGCGCACCATAGCCTACAACTAGACTGCGAGTCTGGGGTTGGCGTAAGCGGATTGCCGTACAGCGACCTGACTTTTTTAATTACTGAAAGCGGTTTGTTTATAACAACCGAATCGGGCGACTTTTTGATTTCTTCTGAAGCTGCCAGCGGATTAGGTGTAGACCCAAAAGTTATGTTGCGCTGGTCGGACGATGGTGGTCACACTTGGTCAAACGAGCATTGGTCGCCAATCGGTAAGATTGGCGTCTATCAGCAGCGCGTATTTTGGCGGCGGCTTGGTATGACGCTTAAACTGCGTGATCGAGTTTACGAAGTGTCTGGCACAGATCCGGTCAAGATCGCCATCATGGGCGCTGAACTTCATCTTAGCGGGACGAATGCGTAATGGCTGTTAGCAATAACATCACTACGATTCCGGCCTCGCGGGTTCCGTTAACAGACGAACGAACCAAGCTGATCTCGCGTGAATGGTATCGGTTTTTCAACAACCAATACACTAAGACCAACCAAACAGCCAACGCGGTCACACCGGGGGACTACGGTGCAACTGGCGATGGATTGGTGGATGACTCGGCCAGCATTCAGGCTGCGCTAGATTCTGGGTTTGACGTTTACCTGCCGCCCGGACGCATCTACGCGATTGGCACAACGCTTACGATGTCCACGCCTAACCAGTCGTTTGGTGGGCCTGGGGTTCTGCGTATCGCTGGCGCAATTAACGGGTTAGAGCTGATCTCACCAACGGCCACAATTGTGACCGGCATTCAGTTGGATCTGACCTTTGACTCGCCAACGCAGACTGCTGGTTGGGCTGTTTATATCAACAACAGTAGCCGCGTCAAGATTAACAAGCTCAACATCATCAGAGGGTTTGGCGGGTTGTACGTACAACAGGCCAACTGGGTGGTTGTGGACTTTATGTGGGCATCGCTCACAGGCCCTGGCGTCAAATGGTACGGCAACGACTCAACTCGATCTGACCTGCTGATCCTGAATGCCGTTGTTGTAGATCCGGGCGATACCTACTACGGCATGGACTGGGATGGTAACTGTCATAGTTTGACGGTCAAGTATCTTGGCATCGTCGGCGGCAAGGGCATGATTATCCGCAACTCAGATGGCGTGACAACTTTCCCTGCTATTGGTCGCATCGGTCAGGTAGAGGTGGATTACTCCACCGGCATCGGCGTAGAGATCCAGTCTGGTCTGGACTATGACTTTGTAATGCCATACGTTCTTGGCGCGGCGTCTGATGGGTTCCGTATCGGCGCAGCAATCAACGCTTACGAAGTACGCATCACAGGTGGCAAGTCTATCGGCAACGGTGGCTACGGCATTAACAACTTGGGAGGTGTATTGCTGTACAGCGGTAACACTTCGTTGTATTCCAACGGTCTGGGCGAGATTAACGGCTCGGTCTGGAACAAGACGCCGCGTCAGGCAATTGATGACGATTATTACTTGACGGTTAGCGGCGGTAACCCTTTACTAGTTTTTGCACCTAACGATTATCTAGCCTACGACCGGACAAATAACAGCTACAATTTTCAGATAGCGGGCGCTGGCGCTTTTAAAATGACAGGCACTTATGCCCAATCGCTTCAACCTCTTGTCTTACCTCAGTACACGGTGGCAACGCTTCCGGCAGGTCCTCTTGGGGCAACCGCCTACGTCACAGACGCGCTTGCCCCAACGTATAATGCAACCGTTGTCGGAGGCGGCGCTTTTGTTGTCCCAGTCTTCTTTGACGGCTCCAATTGGAAAACCTGATATGACCACCTACATCTCGCCGCAACCGAAACTGCAATTTCTGGACAACAACGGTGTGCCGTTGTCGGGAGGTAAGGTTTACACCTACTCAGCCGGAACCACCACGCCGCTTACGACTTACACGGACTACACCGGCAACACGGCTAACTCCAATCCGGTCATTCTAGACAGTCGCGGCGAGTGCAGCATCTGGTTGGGTACGTCTTCGTACAAGTTTAAGCTGGCTACTTCTACAGACATGGAAGTCTGGACCGTTGACAACATCTCAGTTCTGACCAGTTCGGCCAATATTACTTTTGTTGAATCTGGTACTGGCGCGGTCACCGAGACGGTACAAGACAAACTGCGCCTTGGGTACGTTTACCCAGAAGACTTTGGTGCTGCCGGTAACGGTACGACCAACGATACGACCGCGCTACAGAACGCGATCAATACTGGCCGCGACGTTTATCTTGCGGCTGGCAAAACCTACTTACATACTACCGCCCTATCTGTCACAACCAACTATCAATTCGTTGGCGGCCCCGGCATCCTCAAGACTTCTGGCGCGATCAATGGCGTCACCGTTGGCGGTGGCAGCATCGGCGTTAAGTTGTCTCTCAACTTTAACTCTCCCGGTCAGACAACTGGCTACGCAATTTACGTCAGCAACGCTGATCGTGTGACGATTGAGCGGGCGTATTTGTACGATGCGTTTGGGGCGTTGTACGTTGAGCAAGCCAACACCGTTCAAGTGGAATGGATGTGGGGCATCATTCGCGGCCCGGGCATCAAGTGGTTTGGTAACGCAGCCAAACGGTCGGACATCCTGTCAATCAACTTCTGTGTGCTTGACCCCGGCCCTGACTACTACGGGTTTGAATGGGACGGCAACTGTAACAGTCTGAACGTCAAATATCTGGGTCTGGTCTGCGGAACCAGTAGCAGCACCCAATCTAGCTACGGGTTCATTATTCAGAACACGGTTGGCGGTTATAAGTCGGTGACCACCGGGACGATTTCCGGTACAACTATGACCCTAAGCACTGCGCCAACCAATCCGATTGTGATCGGTATGGTTGTATCCGGCACTGGCGTCACTTCTGGCACAACGGTTACAGGGATCACAAATTCAACGAACTACACTGTTTCAGTTAGCCAAACAGTTAGCAGCACTTCGTTGACTACAACCCCGGCGTTTTATCCGGCAATTGGTCGCGTGGGTCAGGTTGAGATTGATTACGCCAAAGCAGGGGCAATCAGGATTCTGGAAGGCGTGGACTACGATTTTGTCATGCCTTACGTCACGGGCGCGGCCAGCGACGGGATGTACATCGCTGCCAACATTGACAGTTACAACGTGCGCGTGACTGGTGGCAAGTTCATCGGTAACGGCGGCTACGGTATTAACAACACCACCGCTGGACCGTTGCTTTTTGCCGGTGACACGCAATTGACTGATAACACTAGCGGCGCAACAAACGGCAGCGTTTGGAACTTGTCGCCTCGTCAGGCTATTGATGAATATTTCTATCTTGATGTTGGCGGCGACAAGTCGCTCGCTAGTGGTATTGCTCAAGTCAACTTTGCCCCAACGGATTACATTTCCTACGCCAGAAGTACCAACTTGATGGACTTCTTGGTTGGTGGCACAAGCAT